AGGCTTCGTCTTCTTCGCTTGTCCATTCAGTCATGTGTTCTTCTCCTTGAGTTTGGCTTCAATGGCGCGGTAAATGTCTTCGGTTTTGTATGTGCCCATAAGCTGTACTTTAATTTCGTGGTGCAACTCCACTATCTCCTCATCCGTCAGCCCTACCCATTCCCGCTCCGGATACAAACCCCACACCTGACCCAGTGGTGTAAACAAAGGGCAGTCTTGATCTGTACTTACCATGCCGTTGCTTGGGTCGTACCATGCTATTGGCTTCATGTTTCCCTCGCTTTCAGCATTGCATCTGCTATGCGATAAGCAATCTCGGCAACGTGTTCATTGCTGTATTCACCAACAATTTCAGCAGTCAACAAACCTGTCATAGCCTTAGCCGCAAAGTAGTCACGCAAGGTCATGCCTTCTGTGTGTCGATACTGTGACCCCGATATTGGAAATGCTGATTGGTTCATCTCGGTGCATCCTCGTAGTTGTCAGGGTTGAACTTCGGCTCTCGCTTGTCGTTCTTGTCCTTTGGGTTTGGGAATGGGGGGAACGGCCACACTTTAACAGTCACCATAGCTCGGTCCATATCCTGCCTCACAGTTAAGGGGCAACTCCATGCCCCAATCTGGTCGTGTGCGCATGCACATCTCAACGTACTCAACAGCAGATTCAACTCGCTCCGTTGGCACAACACAAGCAATCGCATCATGCACAGTCATTACAACTCGGTACTTCTTCGCAACCATGAGCATCTGATCGCCAATGATGATGCGAGCCAAAGCCTGACACATGTTCTCAATCACCTTACCGCCATAGATACGAGTCGGTATAACTGCCTTGCCCTTCTTGGTGTCGTATACCAGCTCAGATTTCCCTTCTTCATTCTCTACTAGGCGCAGGTTGGGATAGCGAAGGTACAAACCATTGGGAAGTAAAACACCGCTGTTGCCTTGTATCTTTAAGATACCACCGCGTCCGAGTGTTGTTTGCTGATTCTGAAGTATCGCTTTGAGCGATGTCGCAGCAGATTTCCATAGTTCAGTAATTTTCGGGTACGTGGCGCGGTACGTGTCAATAATCCTTTTCGCCTCCTCAAGCTCAATCTGTACCCCGAAATTTTTAAGCTGAAGTTGGAATTTGGACGCACCCATCCCGTAGCCACAGCCGAGGATAGTTGTCTTTCCGACGAACCTTTCATCCTTTGTAATTTCAGATACATCTTTACCGTAGATAGCCGAAGCCATGATTTTGTATACATCCTCGCCACGATCAAATGCCTCCACTAAGTCGTTTTGTTCTGCTAGCCAAGCTAGCGTACGTGCTTCAATTTGTGATGAATCAGAATCGATCATCGTATACCCGTCCGGGGCAAGTATGCACTTCTTCAGGGGTGAGTTGCGTTGTAGGTTCTGTAGGTTGAGCTTGTCATCCCCGCCCCATCTTCCGGTGTGCGCGGCATAGTAGCGTAGGGGTACAGGCAATGCGCCACGTTCAGCAATCCCTATGAACCTAGCTGTTCTTGTCTCTTCGATCGTAGACTTAGTGCCGAGTCGTGCGCCGACCAAAGCTTGAATTTGTGGGTTGCCATGCTCGAGCAATGCTTTGAACGCTTCGTCTGTTTTAGAGAACGCATAGGTCTGCTTGCCTGTCGTGGGGCTTGTCTTCATAGGGGGCGCAATCCCATACGCAACCAATATATCCGCAAACTTATTGTTGCTCATCAAGTCGTCTTTGGCAAAGTTCTCAAGCAACTCGTCCTTGCGTTGCTTCTCCCACAGCAAATGGTCAACCAACATGTTCTTATCTAGGCGTAACACGGGGTCGGTGAACATGCGCACAGTCAAATCAATGAGTCGCAACTCAGTCGGTGGGAAGTCCTTAGCCATTGCATTGAACAACGCATACGTAAGGGAAACGTCATTCTTACAGTACTCACCATAACGAGCTAACTGTTCAGGGCTGAAGTCCTGACGCCGCAGACCTAACGCATTTTCTACCTCCGTGCCTTTCTCGCCAAGATCGTAGTGATTCGCCAGCACCTTCAAGCTACCGCCTACTTGCGTACCATGCAGGGCTCTACCCATAGACAAAGTATCAAGCCAACCTTTGGGGCTGACTCCGTAGACCCACTTCAAAATTGCACCATCGAACGGGGCGTTGTGCGCTAACGCCAAAGAATTCGCCCAATCGTATCGGGTAAGGAACTGGTGCATGGATTCACCATCCCCGCTAAACCACTCGGGCTCACCATCGTTGACCTGTACGGCTACGCCAATAGTCTGAAACTCAGGGCTACGAACGTATTCCTCCGTGGTAACTTTTGTTAGGGAGAACTCCCGAGAATAGTATGTCTCGAAGTCGATCGTTAATATGTTCATACTACTCTGCCTTGTGCGCCTGTGTTTTGACCATATTGTCCGTATAGCGCACGTGGGTCGTTGTACTGCGCAAGTGTGTTGAGCGCCCCTGCCTGTACCTTTGCGTAATGTTGTTGTAAATGGTTTTGAAGCGCCCGTCTTGACATACCACCATCTTCAATGTCTTCTCTTGTAGTCGGATTGATTGTCTGTTGCATGATGTTGCCAAGCAATTCTCTACGGCTACGCACATCCCTGCATGCTTTCCAATGCGCTCTTATCATCATGCGCTCAACCTTTGTATATGCGGCTGTATCATCGCTCGCCATTTCAACGAGCTTCCTCCAACCTGTGCCATAGTCAAAGTCCTCGGGGCGTTCCTTCATGCGGGTGAGCATTAGCTGTACTTCCGTAGAGCAACGCTTGAGTAAAAGTTTTTCGATCATTTGAACAACCCCGTTCCTGTTGCTATTGATTTAAGGTTGGCAACGTCGGCTTCGTTAAGTGTTTGGTTGCCAATCGACAAAGTGTTTGCCAACGTGGATGCACTGCTTAGTTGATACCTACCTGATGTTCTCATAGTCAGACTATCTTCCATCTCTTCTTTGAGTAGCTCTTTCACCACCAAGGTGTCGAACTCTTTGCGTCTCACTTCTTTGAGTGCCTCATGCAATGCGCCCTTCTCGGGCTCGGTCAGCACCTCACGAAAGTTTGCGGCAAACATAAACCGCCACTTGGGTGCATCCCCAAAAAACTCATCTGGGTTTGATTCCATACGTGCTACCAAGGTACGCACTCCGCTACACATTTCGCTCATTTTGTACACTCCGCTATAACATTTGTTAGGTAATCGAGGTTGGTCTCGTTGATGATGCACGTATACCCGCCAGCCATGTTGATCTCTTGCATATTCTTTAGTTGCAGGGCAGTCGCTTGACCCTTGCCAGCCTTGGCTTCGATCGCTAGGAACTTGCCGTTGACGCAACACAGGAAGTCAGGCACACCGCTATTACCGTAGCCAGTACCAATCGGCATGGCGTAGTATGCGTTGTGGGCTTTTAGGATTGCCTTGATCTTTGCCTTGACCTTGGCTTCAGGTGTCGTTGCCATAGATCATGCTCTTCCATACTGAGACCGAAGGCATGTGGTTGTGCGACTTGGTCGGTGTCGTATAACCATTGTGGGCAATCCATCCGAGCGTACTCAGAGTGCGTACACCTGATACCCATACGTTAGGGTGTAGTTCTGCGGGGCGGAATAAAAGGTTCTTGCCGCAATGCTCTCGGAACTCATCGCCGAGAACAACGGGCTTTGACACTAGCAACTCTTCTGCTAGCTGTAAGTAGCGTTCAACAAACTCGGGGTTTGTTTTGCTTGCTTTCGACCAACACTTGTCAGCAAGGGCAAGTGCGTTGTCCATACGTTCGCTCATCTGATACTCCAAAAAGTTTTCGAGCCCTGATGATAGCACAGCCTTTGACAAAGTCAATAGTACAGACGTAAAAAAGCCACCCGAAGGTGGCTAGTGGTTACCCTAACAAATGTTAGGTGTCAGGCTGTTTTCTTGTTGTTCTCAACATTCCAAATCTCACGCTCAAGATACCATTGCGCTTTGCGCAAGTCTTGCAGTCGGTTGCCTTTGTGGTCGGCACGAGTCAGATACTTCACCACGTTGCCGAGGTTGTACCCAAGCTTCTTCGCTTCGATGAAGTCGATCGTCTCGATACCACCTACTTTGTAATGAGCAGGGTGATTCACCGGATCAGCTTTTGGTTCGAACATCTCGATCTGCTTGCCTGATGAAGTTGTACTGATATTTTTCCAATGCTCGATCGCGCCTTTCACAACTTGTTGTTGCGTTTTGATTGCCTTCTCTGCCTTAGCCTTGGCTCGTTGTACCTTGGCTTTCTTCTTTGCGTTCCACATAACTGTGTATACGTACTGAAGCCCTGTATCAATTGCTTTGGCAATCTCTGGAGGCTTAGCCTTTGGGTTCTTGGCTATATAGGCACGTACTTGCTCGGCTTTGGTCACGGGCTTGCTTGCGGTTAAGGTTGTTGCTAATTCAATCATGGTTCACTCCTGTTTGGTTGTTAACGTACTCGGTAAGAATTTCTCGCATCTTGGCTTGCTTTGTATACGCATGGTGGGTGTTGAAGTAATCCATCACATCCTTTGGTAGACGCAAGCTCGTGCAGAATAGGGCGGGCTTCTTACCAACACCTCGCCCCCTGCGTTTTTGTTCGGGTTTTAAAAATTCAATTCCTGTTGTCATTCAACATCCTTTCATAATATTTTTTAGGAAATGGGTCTCTCTTCTCTAGCTCGGCACGTAGCCACTCAGCACCACCGAGGTGTTTGAACACCAACCATTGCTTGTCAGTCATTCGCATGTACCTGTGCTTTAGGGGCTCGGGCGGTTTTGGTCTTGGCATTTAGTAGATTCCTTGAAGTTACTTTGTTAGTCCAACATGTCGAACACGACCACCGAGTCGGTGACAACTCGATGCCCCCCTCGGGGGGTCGCATCTCTTCGCATTTGTTGCACAACTTGTACTTGTGTATGGGTTGCTTACTTCCAAGTTGAAGTTGTCGGTTTACAAATCCATTCATTTAACTCCCCTCATCATCAATAGCATCGTGAGCGCTTCGGTCAATGACTCGCCCTCGGGCACTATGTACAGCTCAGTAACCCAATCACTTCGGCTATGGTTCTTACTTGGCTGATACGTGCGTAGTGTTAACACCTTGCCGTTGATTGCATTTGAAATTGAAATGCCTGTTTGGTCTTGCGGGGCGCTGTCTGCTTCCATTGCCCTTGCTAACTTAGGCTGATCGTTCATCAACCAATCTCTAATCCATCTTTTAATGCTCATCTGCTAGCACTCCATCTATAAAATATCGAGCCCTTTTGACTAAGTCGGCAGGGCTGTTCTCTGCTTGGATACTTGATAGCATCCGGTCAAGGTCAACCAACGCAAGGTAATACTCTTCACCTCGTAACGCATGTTTGAGTCTACCCTCGTCTTGTGGATACGTGAACTCAAGTACGGCTTTCATACGCTGCTCCCTTGGTGATGCGTATAAGCAAGCGAGCCTTACGAAATGTCCTACGTATGTCAGTAGATGCGGCATCGACCCACTTGAACTTAGGGTGATCGCATGGGCGCAAAGGGATAGCCTTTGAACTGTATTTCAACTCTTTCATTTCATTCTCCTTCTCTAACATTTGTTAGGTTTCGTCAACCAACAACACAAAGATTTCACTCGTTACTTTGCATCCCACATCGGTGAGATACTGCTCATCTTCCACCAACTTGAGCATGCCTACCTTCATACGCATATCTTGAGGGAGCGTATTATCATCGTATAGGTCTACCTTGTCACCTATTTTGACTAGATATTTACCCGAGTCTTTGACTACTAGCGCAGTCTGATTCCTACCGAACTCTTCTTGCACTCGCTCGATAGTCTTCATCTCGGTGTCGAGTACCTCTAACTTTTGTAAGCTCTGGGTAACACTTTTCTTAGTAGACAGTACTGCTTCCTTCTCGATGAACTCCAAGAACATTTCATAGCCATTGGTCTCAGCCCACTTCAGTATTGCGCCTTGCACCGTACCTTTAAGGTTGCCACGCTCACGCTCTTTGTTCCAGCTTGCTCGAGTCACTACACGTTCTGCCGCATCCTTAGCCTTCTGTATACGCTCGGTCGGATTCATCTTGCCGAACATCTTCTTTGCCGTGAGTACGGCTTTGTCTGCGTCAGTAGTACGATAAGAGTCGCTACGTGTTCGACCTTTACCAATACGATCATTGGAGATAGTAATCACCCTACCCTTGCTACCCATGTACGACAAGCCAATCTGCCCTAGCTCCTCACCATCTAGCTTGACTGTAAACCCCGACGCCACTCGATCGTATCCACTGTCGTGCGCACTACTAACAATAACAAAAGTCCACAATGGATTCAATGAAGCTAGTCGGCTAACCACAGGGTCGAGCATCCCATACACGCCCTTCATCCTCAGCCCTTCCTTATCAAAAGACTTCTTCAGTTCTTCGCCCATCACCACGTTGCTCAGGCTCAATGTATTCATAGTCATATTCAGTTACTCCTAACAAATGTTATTACCACTCGAACTTACCCAAGATCGCATCGACCTTGGACTTCAGATTCTCACGAACCAACGCATCTTCCTTGACTTCTTCAATGTCAGCTCCGAGCATCGCTAGTTCTACTTGCCTACGTGCATCCTCCAACTTGGGGTCGTTGGTCACGTTCAGCTTCGTCAGCAACTCACACAACTCCAATGGGTTGGTAATCAATGAGTCGTGGTAACGCTTCTTTCCGTCACCTGTGTCTTCCAACTTCTTGGACATACCCAAGAGAACTTCGTGCAGACGTTCCCATGGTGTGCGCATCGCTTCGGCCAGCTTCTCCGAATACTGTGATTCATACGCGGCTCGCATCTCCTGCAAGTCATGCGCGGGAATGTCTAAGCGAAAGTCCCCGGCCTCGGGCAATGGCTTCACGCTACGTCTAAAGCTGAACTTCTTCCTAACTTCTGTTAGGTCGGGGTAGTCCTCTGCCTTGTACATAGAACCTAGATTGACCTTGGCTTCCTCAACCAATGTCTCGTACTCATCAAAGAAGTTATCGCACAACATGTTGAACGTACGCTCGTAGCCATTCATGGTCTGCTTGTAGTCCATGAACAACTTGGTCGGCAACATGCGCTCACCCTTGTCTGCCCAAGGTAAGGTG